GCGCAGGCGGTTATCAAATTGGTGACGGCAACCTGACAGAAGCACAACTGACGGTTCAAACTATTCCTACAACCTTGACTGGCGACACCACGTTGACCGCTGAGCAAGTAGTTATTGGTTTGGTTGTTTGCAAAAAAGCCTCAGACGCTACATTGACCGTGACTCTGCCCACAGCAGCGTTGCTCGATGCAGCTATCCCTAGCGCAAAAGTTGGCTCTGCTTTTGAGTTGACAATTTGTAACGACAACAACAGCGGTTCTTCGTCTACCGTTCCTGTCACCACAGGCACTGGCATTACGATTGTTGGCTCTGTGACTGTCCCACGTCACGGCGCACACACATACCGTTTTGTGCGTACCGGCGACGCAGCTTACTCGGCTTTCTTGAAGTAAATAATGGGGGCTTCGGCCCTCATTTTTAAAAGGAAAAATCATGTCAAACACTAAGCCTGTCGGCGTAGCATTCGCTGACCCTGCGTTGGACGAAGCGCAATTTACGCTCTACACCGTTGCCCAGTTGCCCACAGCATCAGCCGCTTTGGCTGGTACTCGGTCTGCTGTAAGCAATGCAAACGCTACCTATACCGCTGGTATTGGTGCTACTGTTGTTGGCGGTGGCTCTAACATTGTGCCCGTTTTCTGCAACGGCACAAACTGGGTTATCGGCTAAAACCAAATGGGGGCTAATCACCCCCATTCTTAAATTATGATCATTTATCTTGAACATCCCGAACATGGCGCCAAAGTGGCGACTATGGATTTAGAGGCTGAGATGGATGAAAGAAATGGCTGGACTCGCTATAATCCAGACACGCCTTCTGAAACTGAAGCGGCTCCTGTGAACGTGCTGGAAGTTAAACGCCGTAGAAAAACCACTGCAGAGGTTTAAAAATGACAACGTACACCGCTGGCCAACAAATCGAACGGGCGCTTAGACTTCTCGGTGTGCTTGCTGAAGGTGAAACGCCCTCTGCGGCTACGTCACAAGACGCCTTGATGGCGTTCAATCAAATGATTGATTCGTGGAACACAGAGCGTTTAGCCGTGTTTTGCACACAAGATCAAGTCTTTACATGGCCAGCAGGCTTAATTAGCCGCACCCTTGGCCCAACTGGTGACTTTGTTGGCCTTCGCCCCATTTTGCTTGATGATGCTACATACTTTAAAGCAAACAACGGCGTGTCTTATGGCATCAAAATGATTAACCAACAGCAGTACAACGGTATTGCTGTTAAGACCGTAACGTCCACCTACCCACAAGTGATGTGGGTCAACATGACGTTTCCTGATATTGAGATATATCTCTATCCAAGGCCAACGCAAGACTTGGAATTTCACTTTGTATCGGTTGAAGAACTAAATCGCCCCGCCACGCTATCCACGGTGCTGTACTACCCACCAGGCTATCTGCGGGCGTTTACATACAACTTGGCTATGGAGTTTGCCCCTGAGTTTGGCGTTGAGCCAAGCCCACAAGTGCAGCGCATTGCAATGACTTCTAAGCGTGACCTCAAACGCATCAACAACCCTGATGATGTGATGGCACTGCCTTACGCATTGGTGGCCAACCGCCAGCGTTTCAACATATACGCTGGCAACTATTAACTAAAGTATTCATATTGTACAAGCGGCATGAAACATACGTTTTGCGTTCAAATAGGCTTGATGCGCTTCATCAGGCGTAGCGTAGTCGCCTATGCGAATCGTTTTTCTGTTGACCGTAATACTTGCACGCCATTTGTTTTGGTACCAAATAACGCCCATAAAACCAGATTTATTTTGCTTGTTGGGTTTGCGTACATTTTCAGAATTGCCACCCGCGCCAACATCACGAAGGTTGACAAGCCTGTTATCGGCTTTAATCCCGTTAATATGATCAATCATGCCTGTCGGCCAACTACCAGTAACATAAAGCCAAGCAAGGCGGTGTGTCCTGTAGATCTCACCTCGAATACCCAAAGTGGAATATCCTCGCTTGTCAATGTTTCCTGCAACATCGCCAGCTTTAACGGCTTTACTTGGGCTAATCTTCCAAATAAAAATGCCGGTTTCCATGTTGTAATCAAGTATTTCTCGCAGTTGTTCTGCGGTAATGTCGGGCTTGCTCATCTCAGTTTTCCTGTGTTGAGCCTCAATGTTAACACAGGAATTACTAAATGAAAACGCCTATATTGGGTAGCACATACGTTGCGCGGTCTGTCAATGCGGCAGACGCTCGGATGGTCAATCTGTTTCCAGAAATCGTCCCAGAGGCCGGTAAAGAGCCTGCGTTCCTAAACCGCGCCCCTGGCCTTAAACTGCTCAACACCATTGGTAACGGCCCGATCCGTGGCCTGTGGGCGTTCTCGTCTAGCGACAGCACGGCCTTTGTGGTGTCAGGCACACAGCTGTACAAGATCACCACCGCTTATGTCGCCACGCTAATTGGCACGGTGGCCGGTACTGGCCCCGTCAGTCTAGCTGACAACGGCACGCAGCTGTTCATTGCGGCCAATGGCCCCAGCTACATCTACAACAACACGACAAACGCCTTTGGCCAGATCACCGATCCAGACTTTCCAGGCGCTGTGACTGTCTGCTATCTGGATGGCTACTTTGTGTTCAACGAGCCAAACAGCCAAAAGCTGTGGATCACTGCACTGCTAGACGGCACATCCATTGACCCGCTTGAGTTTGCCAGCACCGAAGGCTCGCCTGACGGCTTGGTGGCCGTAGCAGCCAACTTCCGCGAGGTCTGGGCCTTTGGCACTAACTCAATTGAAGTCTGGTACGACTCTGGCGCAACCGACTTCCCCTTACAGCGCATCCAAGGCGCGTTTAATGAGTTGGGCTGTGCTGCCCCTTACTCTGTGGCCAAGATGGACAACGGCCTGTTTTGGCTTGGCCGTGACCGCCGTGGTGAAGGTATTGTCTACCGCGCCAACGGCTACACCGGCGTTCGGATTTCTACCCATGCTGTTGAGTGGCAAATCCAACAATACGATGATATATCGGACGCCATTGCATACACTTATCAGCAAGACGGCCACAGCTTCTATGTACTGGTTTTCCCTAGTGCTAACACCACTTGGGTTTATGATGCGGCCACACAAGCCTGGCATGAGCGTGCAGGGTTTACTGACGGCAACTTTACACGCCACCGTGGCAACTGCCAAATGGCGTTCAACAACAAGGTTGTCATTGGCGACTTTGAAAACGGCAACATCTACGCTTTTGATCTGGATGACTTCAGCGACAACGGCGGCATTCAGAAGTGGCTACGCACATGGCGTGCATTGCCAACTGGCACAAACAATCTGCGCCGCACGGCCCAGCACACATTGCAACTTGATTGCGAATCTGGCGTTGGCCTGAACCTTGGTCAAGGCAGTGACCCTCAAGTCATGCTGCGCTTCTCAGACGATGGCGGTCACACATGGTCAAACGAACATTGGAAGTCCATGGGCAAGATTGGCGAGTACTACAAGCGCGTGCTGTGGCGCAGGCTTGGCATGACAACTAAGTTGCGTGACCGTGTTTATGAAGTGTCTGGCACTGACCCTGTGAAAATTGCAATCATGGGCGCAGAACTAATTCTGAGTCCAACAAATGCCTAGCCCTAACGCTACGCCAACACCGATCACGCCACCGCGAGTGCCGCTGATTGACCCTCGCACGGGTCTGATTGACCGCGCTTGGTATTTGTTCTTTTTGTCGTTGAATGATATTGCGACCGGCGTTATTGACGATTCTGGTCTGACGTTTAGTTCTGAGTCCTTGCTCGCGTCTTACGATGCGGCTTTGCTCTCGGTCAATCAGGAGTTGCAGACCCTGCCGCCAGTAGTCACCTTACCAATTCCTGACGTATTGACTGACTGCTGCTCGGCTTTAGAGTCCCAAGTGGCCGAGATGCAAAAGCAGATCGAGGCGTTGCAAGTGCAACCCATTGTTGACACCGCAGCTATTACTGCCGCCATTAACGCTGCGTCATCAGCGCCTGTTACCAAGACCGCTGACTTTACAGTAGCTGACAATGAGACTTGGATTATCAACAACAAGTCAGGATCGACTTGTACGGTAACTTTGCCCACAGCAAGCGCATGGACTGGTAGGTATTTGACTTTTAAGAATTTGCAGGCTCAGACCTTGGTGTCTGCATCTAGCAATGTTGTGTTGATTGACGGCACAGTCGCTGGCACAGCAATCCTCTTGGCAGTTGTAGGAAATTGGGCGACAAT